GTATATATTCGTAGACACGCAAACCCGAAATCGTTTGTAGTTGGGTTGCTAATCCAGCACGAAGGTTCGCAATGTTCGCAGGCATCAGGCAATCGCTACTCTGATGTATGGCATGATCAGGTTACGTGCATCCAGGTCTGAGCCTCGCACCATGACCACACCTAGTTCACCGAAGCCTGCAACACCGAGAGGCGCATCAGGTCGTTTGAACAGTCGAATGGCTAGAAGCAGTGTTGCTTCCGCAATAGGGTCAGGAACTGCTGGATATCCGAACGTACCAGCGACTCGTATACGTGTATCAGGAATCCACTCTGCATCCTGCGCTACTAAGAAGTTAAAAGGGATTCCATAGACAGGAGCCTCTGTAGGTTCAAGTCGGTAGTCCACGTTGTAGACCCAAGTGCCTGTGAACGTGTTGTCGTTATTGTCGTCGCTTGTTACGACTAAACCTGTGGCAGTTGCTAGGTCGGTGATACGAACCTTGTATGGGTTGATGACTGTGAAGTCATATGTGCCTGCTTGTTGGTAAAAGAATCTGCCTGTCTGCTGATCAACCCAACGTGATGCTCTTTGAACACACTTCTCTAAACGTACATCGTCAATGGAGTCCGTGATACGTAGCGCAGACTTAATCTCAGCAAGCGTGACGTACCCGTTGGTGATCGCCATTGCTTACTTCTTCTTGGTGGATTTGCGCAGAACCGCAGTCTCAACTTTGTTTACCAAAGCAGCAGTCTCCTCGACAGCCTCACCGACTTCTTTTAATGCTCCGTCGGCTTTACCGCCAAGACGGTTGATTTCTTTATCCACCTGAGCAACACGGTCTTTGAGTCCACGACGGACGTATCCGACTCGCTCAGTCATAAGGGAAAAGATTGAAGGCATGGTTGCTCCTGTGTTGGTGGGGGTCGACCTGCGGCGCATAGGTTGAGTCTACGCCGCAGGTCAAATGGATCAGAACGTCGGGGCGACGAGTCCTGTACCAGTGATCATTGAGTGACCAACTGCGCCGTAACGCTCTGCGGTGTATGCGGCATAACCGTAAACAACGATCAACACGCCGAGGCTTGCAGCGTTTGGCTGCTCGAAGTTGAGCATCATCGGGTGTCCGTTGGCTTCCCACAAGTGTGACTCGCCGCCGTTGACGCAGTAGATGACGTCTTCGTTCGTGCCAGAACCGAGGTCGGTCTGAACATTACCGTCAGTGATCACGGGCAAACCGAGCAACGAGTATCCGCTGTTTGCATAGGTGAACGTGCCATTGCCGACACCGACTGCGTTCATTGGACCATTCGCCAACGGAACAACCAATGGACGGTTCTGACCATCAACACCTGCGAGCAATGCTGCAAGGCGACGAGGGTGCATCAACCAATGCGTTGGTTGCATGAAGGTGTTGGTTTGAACACGCTGGATTGCGTCTGCCAACTTGGGGTACAACTCAGCAACGGTTGGTGAAGCGTCGGTGTAGGTGATTTCGTTTGCGCCACCATCGAGTGCCGTGTAGATTCCCTTTGCTTGACCGCTTGAACCTGAACCGACGATTGCTTGTGAGTCAAGGCTAGTGTGCCAAGCACGAACGAGGTCGCCCATGATGATCTGTTCGATGTTCGTGCCACGTTCCAATGATTGACGTGAAGCGGTCTGCTGACCAGCAACAGTGATCACGGGGATTGTGAGCAGCGTGTCATCCATGTTGGTCTCAGATACTGCGGAGTTCTGTGAAGATTGAACGGCAGTTGACGAACCAGTGGTGATACGGCTGATATACATTTCCATACCTTCGGCAGGCAATGCGTGTCCAGTCGTAGCAGCATCAAGGAACGGGCGACCAGCGCGAGCCTTCGGTGCAACCAGGTCAATGAGGTATTGCGGAATGACTAAGCCAGAGAAGGCTGCGGTTCCGACAGCACGACGCTCGATGGCTTCTTCGTTTTGGTGACGTGCGATGCGCTCACGGGCATCATACGAACCGAGGATCTGCGAACGGAAAGCGTCACCGATGAAGTCATGTTCGCCGTCAGGACGGTAGGTGCGCATTTCACGCTTGACCTTTGCGCCGCCACGTACTTCGTTGTCAATGTTCTTGCGAGCATCGGCGGCTTCTGCTGAACGCTTTTCCAGTTCAAGTGCATTAGCGATCTTGGTATCCAGGCTGCGCACTTCCTCAAGGATGGTCGCGATTTGGGTATCTTCTTCAGTGGTGAGGTCGCGAACTTCGACTTCGGCGGTTGCAATCAACTGCTCGGATTCTTGGATGCGAGCATCACGCTGCTCAATTAAACGATTAGAAAGTGACATTGTGTTCTCCTCAGAACTAGGTGGGTTGTTGGGTCTGAGAGGTGTCGTGAGTGAGAAGACTCGGCTCCGATCCGTCTACTTCAGAAGTTGAGCCAGTTGGATCTGACGCTTCCTGAGGTTGAGTCTACCTGTCTGTGGTGGGGTCGTGTCAAGTATCTTTGCATTTCGGATTTCTGCGATGGTGTTCTCGTAGGCAGGGAAGGTCACGACTGATACATCGAACAGGCGGACTTCTTTGAGTGTTCGGGTGCTGCGGTCACGACTCCATTCGTCTTTGATGACTCGGAAAGCGAAAGACATTTGGTTCATGTCGCCTCGCTTTAAGGCTGAGATAATCTCGGCGGCTCGTGGGTTAGCAGGGTCCAGGTCAGCCTCAACACGTAGACCGCGTTCGTCCTCAACCAAACGCATTGTGTTTGATTTGGTTCGGGCTAGTGGTGCACCTTCATGGTCAATGAGTAGGCGAACGTCTGCGCCATCGTTAAGCGTTTTAGAGAATGCTCCACGTGCGACATATTCGGTGAACCCACCTAGATCGTGGCTAGGGGTATCAAACATTGAGGCGTATCCGACCAGCGTGTTGCCGTCGCCTATGGCACGACATTCCATGTTGGTGAACGCTAATGATCGTTTGTCATCAACTGATCGTGTCACCCAAGTGGTTGTTGGTATCTGATCTTCTTCAACTTCTTCCATGTCTTCTCCTTCGTCAGAGGTCTTCGCTTCGTACTCGTCTTCGTATTCCTTCTTTTCCCATGCGTCACAATAACCATTGGGATCGCAGCCATCCATCCACTTCATGCAGAATGACCGTACTGAATCAAAGTATTCGCAGGTTGCACAAGACGGTCTGAATACAGGCACATCCTCTGATGCGCTTGGTCGATATGACGGTGGTAACTGTCGTAGTTCCTGATCACCGTTGTTATTGTTCTGTTCGTTCTCAATCTGATTCATCTTAGAGTCACACCAATCGTAAGTCTTTTGCGCCTGCTCGCGTGTTGTTCCTGATGCCCACAGTAGATGAGCCACCTGACCTGCTGATGGATACTTCGGGTCATCAGGATTAGGAGCGTTGTCTAAGTCAACCATATGTCGTGCTATCCATGCGCGCATCCGTTTAACTTTGTCTTCGGTAAGAGCATTACCGTTTGCAATGTCACGTGCTTCACGAACAGTCTTTGGTTGCAGCCCGTCACCAGACTCGCCTTCGGCGTGATACTTCAGACCGCGCTTACAGTTCGCGATCATGTATCGAGCAGGCGTCAGGTCTACAGCCATCAGTCACCATCAGGGGTTAATGTCAAAACTGTTGCAGAACCCGTTGCGGTGATTGCATATATTTTTTCGCCTAATGGCAACACGATTGGAATTGTTGTGTTAGCCAATGCGTGAAGCCCTGTCGTGCTTGTGACTGTTGAGTTACCGAGATAAACAACTGCGTTTGGGTGAATGTACACAGTTCGGTTTAGATTGTCTGAGTCAATCAACAATGTTGCTGTTGTCGTGACTGTGGTACTGGCTGATTTCATTTTGTGTCTCCTATTTTGGGGGCTCTGCGTCAACACCAACAGGCGTGTTCTTTGTTGGGTCTTCGCTAGGTCCTGCCAATGGCGCACCAGGTAGAGCCATAACAAAGTCGTCGCCGCCGTCATACGGTTCAAGACCGAGTTGTGTACGTGCTTCGTTAGGTGTCAACGTTCCTGACATGATCTGAACCTGCTGAGTGCGCACCCTGGTCATGAGGTCGGCTCGCATAAACTCCTCAGTATCAAACATAACCATCACGTCAGGCGGAAGCATTTTGCTGATGATCGCCTCTAGTCGTGTGATCCAGGGGAGCAGCGTGTGTCGAACAAACGAGATACCTGCCGACTCTACGTTCTGATATGTCTGTGAATCGCCTTGTGCGAGAACCATATGAGACGGGATACGGAACACCCTGGCGATAGAACGCAACTGGTGCTCACGTGATTCCAGCAATCCCATGTCTGCCGCTGAGGAAACGATTGGTCTCCACTTTAAGCCGCCTGATAGGACAGCAGGTCGACGGCGTTGCCGATGTGTTTCATCCCAAGTTGACTGGAGAATACGAGCCTGTTCCTCAGTGAACTGTGCATCTGTTTCTAACACGCTTGACGGTGTGCCACCCTCGGCGTACCAAAGAGACAGGAACCGTTCCATCGCTAATGCGAGACCGATGGTATTCCGTTGTGTTTCTAGCGGCGACAGTCCACGAAGCGAACCTGGTCGAGGCCACCATCGGATATGTTCCACATCACGGATCGGCTTGTTACCGATGTGATACATGATTTCGCTTTCAACCAGCGTGATGTTCACGTGATTCCCTGACAGCACTCGCAACTCTAGGACACTGCCATCAGGTTTGCGAGGTGCATAGATAAACAGATCTCCGTGAAGTGCCATCTGTGAAATGCACGAATGGAAGAACTCGAAGGTTGTTTCGTCATCGTTCGGTTGACGCAACCAGTCAGGAAGCGGCTGGTCTATCTTGCGCCCGTTCACCAGTTTGTAAGTGCGGACTGGCAGACAGGCGACTGAGTCCGCTAGGAGTCCGACACAAGCCATCACTGCACTCATCTGCAGAGCCGTATCTTCATTGACCAGTTCACCAGTCACGTTGAATCCGACGGGGCGTGCAGTTACACGATCAACATCAATCCTGGGAGGCAGGGCTCGTTTATCTCGTTTGAAAATAGCCATTAGTCACCAAGCCGTTATCGATGGTAGAGGTTCTTCACGTTTGTTCCTATGGTAGACGACTCTACTATATGCGATCACCGCTGCGACTGCTGCGTCAATCTTACGTTCAGAAGTGTGTGAATCTTTTGTGATGCGCGGTCCACCTTTATCCATTCGCACAACACAGTTCTCAATGTGTCGGGCTAGGGCAGGTTGGTTGTTGTATCTGATCTGCTTATTGACTACTGCATCGTAGAACGCTCCACAAGCAGGGACCATACGTGAGACACTACCCGTCGGGAATCTGAGGATGGGGTATCCTTCGTCCTCTAGTTGTTGGAGTTGATGCTCATAGCGGTATGGGTCTGATGCCACCTCGACGGCTCGCCACTTCGTACAAGCGTTTCTAATGGTCATCATTACGTCGTCAATGGGGACACGCCAGTCAGGATCACCGACTGGTTTCTCCCAGAGTCCCTCTACCCAAAGGTGTCCGTCTAGTGTTGAGCAGACCACAGCGGTTGCGTCACGTGAGTATGAACCATCAAAGCCGATAACGATTTCGGTTTCAGGTGGCGGTAGTTCCAGCGTGTCATCTGCGCAGGCAGCGAGCGCACCGTCAGGAAGCCAAATGGTTTTACTGCTCACCCATTGGTTGAGACGTTTAATGCGGTACTCAATCTCAGGGGTTGTACGTCGAGACACATCAAAGTCTTCGGCATTCAAGTAGTCCTCATAGGCAGGGTTCGCGACTTCTATAGCCTTGACTGATTTCCAGTCCATAGTGTCAGGTGCTTCCCACCATCGAAAGAAGAATGCGTCGTCGGTGATCTCGCCTGACTCTAGTTTCTTTCCGTATTGGTAGAGGCGGTATGCGATTGTGTCGTAGCCGTGACGGTCTGTGCGAACGCCTGCCGTCGTGATAGCAGCGATCAGAGGATTGGCTCGTGTACCTGAACCGAGGGTCATTACGTTCCACATTGCGTCAGTCGGGTGAGCGTGCAGTTCATCTAACACAACGATGTGAGGGTTCAGACCTTCTTGTAGTCCTGCGTCGCTAGACAGAACTCGCATAATGCTTCCAGTGGCGGCGACTTCCAGGTGAGACCGATACACCTTCACGTGCTGAGATAGTACGGGATCCATCTCTACCATCTGACGGCAGGTGTCAAACACAATGCGAGCCTGCTGTCGTGAAGCCGCAACACAATAAACTTCTGCTCCAGGTTCACCATCTGCGACTAGACCGAACAGACTGATGCCTGCTGCGAGGGTGGACTTCCCGTTCTTTCGTGGCATCCCTATGAGTGCTCGACGGTGCTGCCGCTTGCCGTCAGGTCGAAGCGTGAATAGATCGTTGATGAGGGTGGACTGCCAGGGTCTCAGTTGAAGTAGGTCGCCTGCTCGATCGCCCTTAGTGATTCGGCAACATGACTCCATAAACTCGATGACGTCGCCGCCGTCTGTCTTTAATTTAGTTGCCACGTTGC